GACAAATTGTTTTATTCGGACGGTCTCGGAACGCTGAAATACGTCTCAAGCGCGAACCTCAACAGCTCGACTACAGCCGGCAAGATCAGCCGCATCGATGTAATCAATCAGGGATCGAACCATTCATACATTCCAACGATAACAGTTGCAGCCCCTCCCAGCGGCATCACGGCTACGGCAACTGCGGTTGTTGCAAGCGATGGCAATCTCGTATTCATAACGATCACCGATCCCGGCAGCGGCTATACGACCGCTCCAGCGATTACTATTTCTCCGTCTAATTCATCTCACGCTGTAGCCTTTGTATCGCTCACGCCTCCTGCCAAGCCGATCTATCTAACCACCCATACCAATCGGTTGTTCGCAGTTTCCGCGGATACATCCATCCAGCCAGATACCCTCTACTTCTCGGATATCCTCGATGGCGAATCCTGGGATCCTCTCGGGTCTCTTCGGATCGGTGGCGATGGCGATCCCATCAAGGGACTCTACTCTTGGTTCGGCTATCAACTCATCGTCTTCAAGGAACGCTCTATTTGGAGCGTAAATGCCGATCCTTCGCAGGATGCAGCCGATTGGACCATATCACTCATCAGCGGCAATATCGGCTGCTCATCGCACCGGTCCATCACCGCGGTTGGTCCCGATGTATTCTTCTTCTCCCGCGACGGCATCCGATCTCTCCAGCAGATCCAAGCCGGTACCCAGACCAGCGTAGGTCTCGCGCTCTCTAGCCCGATCAACGACCTCATCAGTCGCATCGACAAGACCAAGCTCGATCTCTGCGACGGTGTATTCTGGAACAACCGCTATCTGTTGGCGGTTCCGTTCGTTTCCGAGGAACCAGCGATCCTCGGAATCGAAAGCGAGTACGCGCTCCTGACCGAGAACAGCCTCGATATCGCCCTCGAAGGTGCGCTCAACGAGAACAACGCAGTCATCGTCTACCACTCATTGGCCCGCTCTTGGCTTGGTTACTGGGACAACTGGATTGTTAACGACTTCATCCCAACCTCATTTTCAACATTTGGACCCGTCCTCATGTTTGCCGGCGATATCGTCTCGGTATCAGCGGGAGCGGGCCAGGTCTGGTCATTCAACGATTACCTCCCGAACACCCGGTTGTCGCCGGTCTCAAGCTCCGCATATACCGATGGCGGTGCGAATTACGAATCCACGGTGATCACCAAGGCTTACAACCTCAACGAACCCATCCCCGACAAGATCGGGTACAGCGTTCAGTTCGCCTTCGATAACCCGTACACTACCGCCACCACGACCGCCGCAGTGTCGTTGGCCAAGGATATGTCGGACACATTCGTGACGCTCGATTCCGCGCTGGCGATCACCTCAAGCCAGAAGTTCCTGAAGGCTTACAACCTGATCAGCCAAGGCCGCTGGAATACTTTGCAATTCAAGGTAACCGCAGACGCTGGTCGCTTGTCTCTGCAATCCACCATTCTCTCCGGATTTGTTGATTCGGTCAGACCCCAACAATGAACGCCTTCCCGAGAGTACGAATGATACAAACGCTTGAGCAAGAGTCTCAAGCTCTTCAAGCTGCGCGGGCAAACAACGACTCGATCATTCATCCAACCCATGTGGTTGAAAGAGATGGCGAGATCATTGGTGCGTCATCTTTTGGAAGGGTGCCTGTACTGCTTCTTTGGAATCACACCGAAAAAGTGTCTGCCAGAGACAGCATGCACCTCAAACGGGTTTATGACTCTATTATGGAGACAAAAGGGTTTCCTAAGTATTTCATAGCTTGCAATGAGAATAGTCCATACAACTCATATATGAAGAAGTTTGGATATAATCCCATTTGGAAAACCGAGATTTTTGAAGGAGGAGTATGAATATAGATTTTAATATATCAAAGGTTCTGGCTCACAGCGTAATGCTGTTTGCAAAAGATGACTGGGCTAAAGATTACTCCTGCATTCCTTGGGGTCAGCCGCAAATGTGCGGCCCAAGTTACAAACCGCCGGACCTTGCTGCCTCTACTGCCGAAGCGATAAAAGCTCAGGCCGAGCAATATCCTTTCATTCGTGCATTAGAACAAGCCGCTAGATCTGGCACTGAAATTAAATACGGTCCAGAAGGTGCCAAAAGAACATACGATTTTACAGGCATTGGTGATGTTGATATCACCAAGCAAACAGCTCTTGCTTTATCCAAGCTTGCAGATCCTTTAGCTAAAGAACAACTTGGTGTTGCAAGGCAGTATGGAACGCAGTTTGCCCAACAACGTCGAAACGAGCTGGAGGCTCTTGATCCTCGGAAGTTCGATCTATACGAACAGTTCCTCAGCGATGTTAAGGGGGATGCCGCCGCTCCGGATACTCGGATAGACTCGCCTACCTACGAGAGGGTTGGAATGCCTGGTGCCTCAAAGGATACCGGGGCTTCTCAGTTGATTCGTAGTGAGCTTGAGCGTCAGATCCAACAGGGTCTTTCTCAAGTTGGCACTCTGGATCCAAGCATGGAGCGACGAGTCCAACAGGCCGCTCGCGCTCGCGGAAGTTCCATTGGCAATGTTCTTGGAAATCCTTCGGCTCTTCGTGAGTCGATCGCAATTCAAGATGCTCTTGGAAACGCCAACTCTCAACGCTGGAACGCTGCAATGGGCTTGCTTCAGAGCGGTCAGAGTACGAGCGACACTGCAAATCGGAACGCACAGGAAGCCTTCCAGAACATCCTCGCTGCCACCGGCCAGCGGAACACCGCGGCGCAACAGAGCTTTGCAGGCCAGATGGCTTCGCAACAGCAGATGCTGTCCGGTCGCCAGCAGAACATTGCCAACGTCCAGTCCGCCCTAGGACTCCAACCGGTCTCATCCCAAGCCGCCCAACTAGGTGGTCTTCAGCAGGGTGCCTCTCCGTTTGTGACTCCTCAGTTAATTCAGGGTGCCCAGCTATCTAGCCCTGGAGACCTGATGAAGATGGGTAGTAACTTTGCGCTCACAAACGCTCAGAACCAATACACATCCGATCAAGCGAACTCCTTTATGAATCAGTTCAAGGGGTATGCAGGTGCGATTGGTAACCTTGGATCATCCTACGCGGGCTTCGGGCTTGGCGGATGCTTCGTCGCTCGTGAATGCATTCCCGATCAGTGGGAGGCGTTCTACTTCTGGAAAGAACTCGTTGGACCGAAGTGGTTCAAGAGCTTCTACGACAGCAACGCCGAGAAGTTCGCGAAGTGGCTCAAGAACAAGCCGAAGGTCAAGAAGCTTGTGGCCAACTGGATGATAGCTCGAATCAACAGCATAATCCCCAAAAACTGATATATGGCTGACGCAATCGATAATCTGGCTCAAGACCTGAATCAGGCCAATGCCGTAGATGAGTTCCCTGGATTCCCTGGATTAAAAATGGGAGATTTAGTCCCAGGAATGGCAGGTGTTAGAATTGGGGACACAGACTTTTATGGCACTGATGCGTATGGACAAGAAGCTCCATACAACTGGAGAACGGGAGTTTTTGAATATCAAGCTGCTCCTTCAGACGTAGGTTTCGGAAACATCGATTACAACATCAGAGATCAACCCACTGAGCGAATCAACATTGGGAATACGGATGAGCAGGATGCGCTTATAAGAACCGGAATTGGTACCCCGCTTGATCCAAAGACTGAGGACATATATGGAGTTAAAGGTCTTGTTTCACCTGACCAAGCTGGGGGATTCGTTGGTGTTCAATATTTAACTCCAAAGCAGGTTGAAGATGCTACGGCAAACCAAACACCTTCGCTTCCTCAAGGCGTTGTAACTCGTGGAGAACCGGTTTCAATACCGGTAAGAGGACTTCCAAATTACAGACAAATAATTAATGACGATGGAAGCATAAGTTATTTAAACGAAGACACTAGAAAAATTGATTTTACAGTGCCGGGTGTTAAAGGCTCCCCAGGCGTTGCTGATTTAAGTGGAAATCCAGACCTAAAGTTGCCGTCAACACTAACCAAAGGAACAAGTACATCTGTTACGCCATCACCAGTTGAATCATATCAATCTGTTGGAGCGGATGAACGTACAACCGCCAGCGTAGGTGATTTTAGTAACACTGGAGGGAATGTAACGGTTGGTCCTGGTGGTGTTAAAGATATAACTCCTGATTGGAAAGAAGAGGCTAAACCAAAACCAAAGGTTGAGAATGATGTAGATGGTGATGGTATTTCAGATGTATGGAGAATAGCCACTGGAGGCAATTGGAGATTTGATACTGAAGGTAATTGGAGTAATGTTAATCCAGACTATATCGATCCAAAAACTGGACGAGAAGAACCTCCTAACAACACTGGTGATAGGTGGAACTTTAGAACAGGAGAGTGGGATTACAAAGATGTTCCGGGCACGACTCCTCCTGGAACGACTACTCCTCCTGGCGGCGGAACCACGACTACTCCTCCCGGTGGTGGAACAAAACCTCCAGGTGGTGGTGGTCAACCCGGCGGCGGTACACCGGGCGGTGGAATCCCCAGTGGCGGTGGCCAACCGGGCCGTGGACCAACCATCATCCCCCCTAGGGAGCCAGTCACTCCTCTCGTAAGACGCGAAGTCGTCATCCCCACCAAGGGAACCAAGGAGGTTCCTCTGCCAGATCGTCAGGCCGATCCTTTCGCCAAGCTCTACGCTGACTTGCTGGCCAACTCCCAACAGCAGCAGGACCAGTACCGATACATCAACTACGATCCCGATCAGATCATGAATGCCGCCATGAGCGGATTCAGGAGACGGGGTGCGATGCGGTCATTGCAGGGTTACTAAATAATATCTTATGGCTACCAGAGAAGAAACCGACAAGATCAGAGCCTTGCTTCAACAGCAGGCCAATCAGCGCGTCAACCCTTTCATGAAGGGTCTCTCCATGCTTACCGGAGGTATTGCCGGCGAGTTCACCGGGACCAACGAGGATATCCGGAATCGGAACTATGCGAAGCGGGCGTTGATGGAGCAGGATATTGATGCGTTAAAAGAAGAGCGAGTGATTGCAAGAGCAGAAGCCGCAAGAGTTCAAGCACTTAAAGATGAAGTTGAACGTGAAGCGCGTCAAACTGCTGCGGGGGCACGAAAAGAATTGCTTGAAGTCACTGGTGCTGAAGAGGTTTTGACCGGAGCCGACAAAACATACGTTGGACCAGTTGAACAAGCTCAAGAAATTGGACGCAGGAAAGCTCGTGTTCAAAAGCTTGCAACAGGCGAAAGAGAAGCTGCTGAAAAGGCGAGATTGATTGGCCGACTTGTAGCGGAAATGAGTCCGGAAGAAAAAGAAGCTATGCAATTAGGTGTTATCCCTAATTATTCTACGTACGACATAAACACCCTTCGCCAGATGGAAGGTGCTTCTGATGTTGCTATTCGCAATAAAGCAGAAGCCAGACAGGCAAAGCAAGATGAAGGAAGGTTGTTTGTTAGCAGAAGTTCCAATGGCGCAGTAAATGTTCAAGGACCGGTTGATCTTGTCAAAAAGTTTGAAAACGCAAACCCTGATTTCTTTACACAGGAAAAGGGTTCTCCGTATAAAGTTTCAATGAGGGAGAATGAAGACGGTAGGTCATTCAATGTTGATTTTGGTGACATGACCACTGATGAAATCGAGAACATTGCCCCTCAACTTGATAAGATGAAGAAAGCGTATGGCGTTTTACCTCAAGCGGATTTGAGCGGTGCTGGTGCTGGTGCTGGTGCTGGTGCTACAACTGCAAAGCCGCTTCCTAAAGCCCCTGCTGCAACTCCTGGAGACCCAATGGTAGGAAGAGGAAGTGGAAAACCAAGAGGAGAGGTTGCCGATATGATTGCAAAAGAGGTTGCAGCTCAACCTGATATGTACGGACCACCGACACCTCGTGAACAATACCTTCAAACTGGAAAACGTCTTGCTGCATTAGAGGGTCGAGGCGGTGCTTCCACTTATGGTGCCCAACAGACACTTACAAGTCCGTTTAATGAAGCGGTTGCTTCTGAGTTAAATATCCAACCTGAACGAGTTGGAGGTGAAAGCATTTTGGTCAAAGAAGCCAAAGCGGTTGTTGCTAGTGCGTTCCCGGTTGAACAATGGAATAAGCTTCCTCAAGAGATTCAAAATAAAATATACATTGATGCACTGAATAAGTCAGCGGCTAGGATGGCCAGTCCTCCTAGTCCTAAATCTATGTTTGGTCTCGGATACGCTGAATCCCCGTTTGCTCCTTACTCTGTTAAAAGAGACTAAGATACAACATCATGACAAAAACCCAGCGTGATTGGTTGATCGAAAACAACCTTGATCCAGAGATCTATGACGTAGATGCGGAAGGAAACGTCTCTGAAAGCCCAATCATGGGAAAGGGTGAGGCTGCTCTGCGATCGGCTGCTGTCAGCGTTGCTCCTTCTCTCACTGCTCTTCCTGCTTCAGTGGCTGGTGGTAAGGGTGGAGCATTGCTTGGCGCACCGTTTGGTCCTGTTGGAGTGCTTGTAGGCGGAGGTTTAGGCGCGTTGAGTGCAGGTGCTGCGGCTGCTTACGCTACCAGCAAAGCTCAGGAAGCACTGCTTGAGAGGTACTCTCCTGAGACGCTTGAGAAGTTATCGCAAGCTCAAGAAGAACAGCCTGTATCTTCTTACGTTGGTGGATTTGTTCCCACCGCGTTAACCGCTCGCCCATCGCTGAAGGGACTTAGCGAACTCGGTAGGCCACTGACTCGGCAGACTACGCTTCGCGAGGCTATCACCAAGCCGGCGTTTGTTGAGCCTGCCATGAATGTAACGGCCAACGTAGCACAAGCTACTGGCCAACAAGTGGCTGATTTAGCTCAGGGAGGTGAGTTCTCTGGTGGCCGGCTCGCAGCGGACGTTGCACTTGGCACCCTCTTCAATCGTCCAACCAGGTTGGGACGTAAGCTTGGTATGTCGGAAGGACCGCAAGACGCTCCGCTTCAGAAACTGGATCTTGAACGTGCAAGGTTTATGGCGGAAACGCCGGAAGAGTTTACCACGCCTCGTGAAGAACGGCTTGGAATCGGACGCGAGAAGGTTGCTCCTGAACAGTTCTTTGGAACTGAGATGGATCAGCGCAATCGTCCCATCAGCGAAGAGAAAGCGGCCAAGCAGTACGAAAACTGGTGGAAATCCGAAGCAGAACCAACCGTTGACCTGATCAAAAAAGCGGCTGAAAGCGTTAAGCTTAAGATCCCTCGTGATCGCCTCAATGAGTTGGCCAACGATCCGGATGTTGCTCGTGTCATTAACGATCCAACAACGCTTCCTGAGTTTATTTCAAAGCAGTATCAGGAAGGGCTTCAAGATGCTTACGACAATATTTTAAGCATAAACAAGATATCCGAGCGCATGGTATCTGGTCTTGGGCAAGAACAGATTGCTGAAGTAAAACGAGCGCAAGCAAGACAGCGTGAAGCTCAACGCCTTGGAATCAAAGACATACCCCCTGAGACCCCTGAAATGCAGGCAAAAATGCGTGAGTATGAACTCCGCCAAACGCCTGAATACTTAGCTCAAGCAATCGGAGCTTCTCGCGAAAGATCCGCTGCATTTACTCCAGAAGGTGGAGTTCGAGTGGCTCCTGAAAAATGGCAGACTGCTCTTACTGAGGAGCAAAAACTTACATCTGCTCTTGGTGCAGAAGTCTATCTTCGAGAGACCAAGCAAGATGGAAGTGAAAAAGCCATCAAAGCTGCTCAAGATATTTATGACAGCTTCTACTCACGTTTCCAACGCGAAGGCGAAGGCGCAAAGATCACTCAGCCCGACATAGATGCAGCCGCCAAGATCGCAGCTCGCCGCAATCTAACCATCGAGCTTGATCGTCCGTTCATTGGATCAACCGAGATCCGAGGTATGTACCTGTCTGATCCTAAGACTGGTAACCGCATCGTCCGCGTCAACCCGTTGATGGCCACTCGTGATACCGCCATACATGAGATCGGTCATGATGTGTTCCAAGGGGTCACAAATCCTTCCATGCGGAAGTCACTGCTTGAGTCCGCTCAAGACAGTCCCGCGTACAAGAGCGAGCTTTTGGCCCGCAATGCTGAGGTTCAGGAAGGAAAGCTCACGCCTAAGCAAGCCCAAGAACTCGCGCTTGAAGAAGGTCTCATCCAATCGTTCGGAGAGCAGATCCCCAACATCCAGCGTAGTGAGATCCGGTCTTGGTTCAACGCCTTCAAGGCTTCCACCAAGCAACTCTTCACTGGAAAGGTTTCGCCCGAAGACGCCATCGCGTGGATGCACTACGCAACCACCGAGTCAGTTCCTTGGAAGGGAGTGACTGCTCCGAAAGCTGGTGAGCAGCGGACGCAGAGGGATGAAGAACTTCAAACAATTTCAGAGCGTCGATCTGCCGCATATGAAAAGTTCAAACAGTCCACTCCAGGCTCACAAGCCGAGATGATGGAAAGTGGTAGAATATTTTCTCCCAATGTAAGGACACAACTTGAAGCTCTTCAATCTGGAGGAAGACTCGACAGAGAGGCGTTACAAGCTGCAATCAATCGAGATATTCCGGTTAGAAAAGTTCCTGAATTTTCATCAAAATCTCTTCCAGACTTTAATACAATTAGAGGATCGTTAAGCGATCCAAGGAAAAAAGCTAATGTTGGGAAGCTAAACGAAATACCCGCTGGATCTGAAATGACACTCAGGCAGGACGTTCCTGCAATGACTGATTTTGGTGTTGGCGTTGTTACTGGAACCAGCGGAGATATAACAACATACGAGCCGTTTATTCGTGTTAGGAACATCAAAATGGTTCCCACGAAAGGAATGGAAAACCAATCGCTCAAGATAGGTGCTGGTGCTGCAAAGAATCCTGCGATTGTCGCAAAAGGAACAAAGCATGAATCTCAATCAATCCCAAGCGACATAAACACTTGGACACAAGTTGGGTTCAATCCTGACAGGCATTCATACTTTTACGACAGGGCTGACGGTGTAACTCCAGTTGTAGGAGGGGATGAAGCTGTTCAGATCGGAAATACAGTTTTTGTTAAAAACCCACAAACCGGAGATCCAACCAGTTTCCGTTTCCAACGGCCCGAGGAAAAGACGCGCAAGTTCGCAGGGCGTGTTGCCGAGGCTGAGTCAGTTCCTGAAGAGGTGCGCCAGACAGTGCGCCAATCTCCTGAATCGCAATACGAGCAGCAGAAGGTGAACGAGGTTGTTGATCGCGCATCTTCGATGACGATGACTCAGCTCGCTGCTGATATGGCAGACCCAGAGTCCAACACCAGAGTCGCTTCTGGAATGGAAACCTTCAGTCGCCAGATCAATTCAGGCGATATGGTTGGGGCCAGTAGCACCGCGTTGTCTCTGTCCAAAAGCGGAACCACTTGGGGTCAGCTCATCAATCAGTTCAAGCTCCTCAATTCCTCCACTCCAGAGGGATTGGTTCGGCTGGTTCAAGATTCGCTCGCAAATAAGAAACGACCGCCTCTTACCCAGCAACAGGCAGCTATCTTGATGGACGGTGCGAGCAGGCTAAAGTTGGCCGACAATGAAGTCTTGGCCGCAGGTCGCGTTGCCCGTGATGCGTTCGCTGCCAATGATGTCGCTGCAATAAACCAGAGCATCAAGCAACTGGACTTGGCCGATGCGAAACGATCCGAGATCGATGTCATCCTCAACGAGGCAATTTCCAAGATCAATCCAGCCGATGCCGCGGACCTGTTCATATCGATGGTCCAGGGTTCCGTAATGGGTCCAATATCCATCGTCCGCAACGTAGTGGGTAATGCCATCAATTACCCTTTGCGTGAGCTTGGAGATGCCGGTGCCGCACTCATTGATGCGACCTTCTCAAAGGACAAGAACAACTCCTACAACAGACGCGCTCGTACCATTGATCGAATCGATGCAATCGGAAGATCGCTGCCAACCGCTCTTAAGACCCTTCTAAAAGGATCCAATGCGATGCCGTATGAGTTGGGAACCAGCATTGGGAACCCGCTTAATTTCCAGCGGGCATGGCGGCGAATTGCCGAGGACTTTGCCAATGGCAAAATTGGTTCCGCGCTATCCCCTCGAAACCTGACCGAAGCAACTATCGGCATCCTGCCGGACATCATGCTTCGACTTACTCAGGCCACAGACATCCCATTCCGACAAGCTGAACGCGCCCGCATCATCAGCGAGATCGGTCGCACAAAGGGTTTATCTGAAGCCCAGATCCAGATCGCCGTGCGAGATCCAAAGCTTGCGTTCGTTACCGATGTGGAAGCCCAGCGCGGTCGCCGCGGATTCACCGAAGATGATCTGGCTACCATCGAAACCGAATCGGCTAGATCGGTGTTTCAACAAGATAACACGGCCACCAAAGCAGTCGCCGGCATCAATCGGTTCATCAAAAATGAAATTGGATCCTCAGCCTACATTCCCTATCGCCTCATCTCGCTGTTCCAAAAGACCCCCATCAATGTAGCCGCAGAGGCTCTCCAGTTCACTCCTGCCGGCGCATTGCAGGATTGGAGCAAAATGAGTCCTCGTGATCGCAACATTGCGGCATCTCGAATCGCTGTCGGAGCAATGGTTACAACGGCTTTTGGTTACCTTTACCACAAAGGGATCATCACCCCGAACCTTGATACCGCTGGTGAGACCAACAAGGCTCGTGAGTTGGCCAAAGCTGGTGGCGTGATGCCTCCAGGCACGATCAACCTGTCAGCGGTCAAACGGCTAGTTGGTGGGGGTAAAACAGAGTTTCAAGGGGGAGACACTGTTGTCGATCTCTCTTCGCTAGGAACCGCTGGCGCATTGGGAATCATGGCTGGAACAGCCCTTCGGCAATCGGAACGTGGACGCACCAACGAGGAGCTGATGACCACGGTTTTCAAAGGCGTTCCAACCTCTGGACTGAACTTCGTGATGGAGCAGCAGTTCCTCAAGGGAACCAGCGACTTCATCAAGCTGCTCTCCCAGGAATCCAGTAACTCAATGGATCGGTGGCTCAAGAATCTTGCAGTCACCGCTGCAACGCCCTTGGCTCCAGCCGTCCTCGGATCTGTCCGCCGCGCTGAACGCGACAAGCTGCCGGTAATCGGTGGCCAGAGCTTCATCAAGGATACCGTCGATGAACTCAATCAACGGTACGCCGCCCTTGGGTTGGCCATCCCTGGTGTAAAGGATCCGAACGCTATGCCGGTGCGCCGGGATTTGTGGGGTCAAGCCGTGGAGCAGACACCGAAGGGCAGCAACCCGTGGGTCTACCAGTTCTTCAATGCTTGGAAGGCCCGCGAGATCGATGCCGATCCGCTCAACACATCGATCTACACAATCTGGAGGCGGACCGCTGACAACAGCGCGATCCCTTCAGTTCCCAATCCAAGCCTGACTTGGAAGCAGAAGACCTACGAGCGGATGGCTCCCGAACAGTTCGATCGATACAGCGAATTGGTGGGGCAATACCGCAGATTGCGGGCAGAACAGGAGTTTATGCGTCCGCGCTTCCAGCAGGGCGGCGATGAGCGAAAACTCAAGCTCCTGCAACGCGCCTACGATGATGGCCTGCTCATAGCTAAGAAGCAGTTTGTTCGGGAACTCATTCAATCCGGCCAAACCCTCACGCCAGTCGCCGCTCGCCGCGGGTTCCAACAACCCTCCGAGTAAACTTTCCGAAAGAAAACTCTCGACAGTTTACAACACGCTGCTACTTTGGCTTGCGTGAGCGTACGACTTCTTACCGTCCAAGAGATTGCTTCGGCTCTCGGGACTCATCCCGAGACGGTGCGTCGGTGGATCCGGTCAGGAAAACTTCCAGCCATGAAGGCGACGAAGCGCACCATCCGTGTCCGCTCAGACGTCATCGAGGAACTCCTCAGAC